AGGGTATATCGAAAAATATGACAGGTGCTCAAAGTATACGGTATCAAATTCTTTTTTCTCGGTAAAGTCGATGAGGTAAGGAAATTCGATAATCGCGACCCCGTCAGACCGGAGGACCGACTTAATCGCGTCGAGAAACTCGGTGACGTCGTCGACGTGAGCAAAGACATTTGTCGCGGTGATCAGCTTTGGCAGAGGCCAGGACGTCGCGAGCAGGTGCTTTGCCGCAGCCGCACCCCAAAAAGTGTTGTAGACCCTGATACCCTGGTCCTCGCAGATCTTGATCAGGTTAACCGCTGGGTCGATATTGAGGGTCTTGTGCCCGAGTACTTTCTTAAACTCCGCGAGCAGCGCCCCGTCATTACCGGCAATATCGATATGAAAAGTCTCAGCGTCGAGATCATACTGATCGCGTAGGTCAAGAGCCATATCGTGACAGTGTTTTTTATATCCTTCGCTCATGCTTGACCGGTATACGTAGTGACCGAAAAGAGTCACGGGGTCGATCACGATCGAGAGCTGACTCAGACCGCAGCGCTCGCAGAGCAGTACCTCGAGAGGGTACCTGGGCGCGATCTCATCAGGAGCGCTTAGTAAGTTATTTGATAAAGGCATGAGCCCCAGATTAAGATACGGCTTGAGTTTTTCGTTACCGCAGACGCGACAAGAGATATGAGATTTGAACATTTATTCTATTATTTGATCATACAAAAGATATCGATTCTCATCAGTAAGGGGCCCGATAATAGACATTCGCCTCCAATGATAGCCGAAATTATTATTGGTTATCTCCAAAGAGCGCCGGCTGGGTATACCGATTACCATTATCACGCTCGTACTATAGACCGGAAAAGGATCAACGTACTCGACGAGGACGACGTAAGACTTGCTCGTGTGCGCCCCCGCGCTCATTCGTACGAGCTGCCCTGCTTTAAATTCGCTGAGCTCGTGCTTAGGCTTTCTTGTCCATATCTCCCAGTAATTTCTCAAAGGCTTTCTGGCTTTTCATCGAAGGTATTAAGTATCTCCATTATTTTCTCGTTAGCTTTTACAACTACCTTATCACTGCTCGGAGTCTGAGGTCGGCCCCCCGTGCCAGTCAGGTTTGAGGCGACTACCTTAGCCAGCGCTTTGAGTAGCTTGATCTTTCTCTCGAGTGATAGCTCGGTCATACTCTAAGTTAGGAAATATTTTCTCGTGCTCTTTCATCCTGTCGTAAAGGTGCGCTTGTTTCCTGGCCTGCTCGTTACGGTACCAAAAACCCATATCATAAAGCGGCGACTTTTCGAGCGGTGCGATCTGCAGGCAGACGAGGCCCATCCTCTCGACCTGCTTGAGCAGGGTGCGAGGGCCCCCTCGGTGCTCGAAGTGCCAGCACTCCTGCACGGTCCTGATCGGGTCCGCAGGAAAGGCCAGCCGCTTTGCGACTGTTTTCGGTATGCAAAAGCCCGTCGTACGTACGTGACGAGTCACCTCTCGGCTGATCTGCATACAGGTAAGCCCTGCGCTCCTTTTTTCAAAGGGATCAACAAAGTCGTTAATAAAGTCGGGACTCATCGGTATTGTGTCGTCGGTACACCAAAGTAAATAGTCGTAATCAGGAAAGCCCTCGAGCCTCTCTTTGCAAACGTCCTGCAGGGCCCCGATATCAAAGCCGACGTTAGGCCTTTCAATTATACGAACAGTTTCGTATTGCTCGTATCTCGTCGTCTTATTGTTAACAATGATCACGAGCTCAGCGCCCTTAGTATTGCACCTCGCCCAGAGATCGAGCCAGCGGTCAACGTTCTCAAAGCGGTCATATACGACGACCGCGACGACGACCTTTGGCAAAGCGCCAGGTATCAGCCCTCGCCTGATAAGCGCCTGCTTATCTTTCTTATGGCTCGGGGGCTGATTGCGTGAGAGACTTGCGTCGTGAAATCGTTGAGCGATCAGGTACTTGCGCAGGATCTCAGGAGGCCCGTATTTTTGGTAGAGCTGATAATAAAAATACAGATCGCAAAAAGTCTTGAGGCTTGCGTCAAAGCGCAGCTCGGACCGGCGAAAGGCGACGACTGACGGCATACCGATTTTATTGTGATCAAAGTCGTGAGGGTCATACTCAGCGAGCCTTTGACCGGTCCGCAGGCCTCGCGCGTTAATGTGAGTACTATTTGCGACGACCCAGCCAGCCATATCCAGAGCGTCTGAGTAATTTTGCAGCGCGTAAGGGTCGATAAATAGGTCGTCCTGCATCATTAACTTGATCTTATCATACCTCGCCAGCTCGATACAGTTGTTAATATTCTCACTCGCCCCCTTTACTGGGTTAAAGTAGTACGTGATCGGGAGGCCGGCAAAGGCCTCGCAGACCTTTTTGATCGAGCCGTCGGTCGCGTTATCGCTGACCAGGATCTCGTAAGGAGCGTTAAAGTTTAGCCTCGTGATCGAGACGAGGAGCTCAGCCAGGTACTTTGCCCCGTGCCCTTTTTGTTCGTAGGTAGGTATACAAATCGATATCATATTCGTTTTTTACCGTGATAGGTTATTTTAAAAATAGCGGTCAGCCCGTAATGATTTGGCTCGCGATCCTTCGGCTTGAGCCTTACCATCCTGCACCAGCCCGACGTACTATAGACGAGGATCTTATAAGGGTGCTCTCGCCCTTCGTACTCGACTTTCATTTTAGTACGGTGTGCGGTACGTCGATAAAGCTCGCCGGCTTAAAGACGATCGGCGATATCTCGACCCCCGCCCGCCAGCAATAAAAAGGTAAAGCGACCTGATCAAAGCCGTTGAGCTTATACACGTCTTTCCACCAGGCCTCAAAGATCTCCTGAGTCTTTGGTATTGCCCAGGCCGCTATGATCGCGCAGTCACCGAGCCCGTTATTTTTAGGATATCCAAAGTATCGGTAAGCCTCGACCTGCGCCCTGATCGGCTTATTTTGGTACCGCGTCAAGAGATACTTATTTCCCTTTCTCATGCAGTGCTCGATGTGATCGACCTCCTGATAAATGCAGGCCCGCTCGTGATGTTTAAGCACCGAGACCTCGTTAGTACCGAGAGCGTTGACGACCTGCTCGATAAAGTCGAGGGCGAGGACCTGTATCTTACCGTCGAGCCAGATAACGATATCGTACCTCTCGTCAAAAACGATATGAGTCTTATACCAGAGCGCCTGCGTGCGATCGTTACCGACGACCCCAGGGGCCCCCTCGGTATAGTAATAAAAATCGACCGGTATATTCTGCAGAGGCGCGTCGCGCGGTGCATCGATACCCCCGATCACAGCGGTAAAGACAGCAATTTTTAAACTCATCGTTTTTTAAGTGCTTTTTTAAGGTTAATATCAAAGGCTTTCGCGTACCCGTACTTTTTAAGCATGTACCTCGAGACTTTCTTTACTAAGATATAGCCGAGGATCTTGCCAGACTTACTCGTGCATTGTTTCAGCATATAAAATAAAAATGCCCCTTTCAAAATCGGGCCGGTAAGGGCCGTCAAAATCCAGAGGCAAAAACTTTAAAAGCCCTCTTACCAGGGCAAATATCAAAAGCAATATAGTAACTATTTAGTTACTGACCAAAGATTTCTGTCGGATTCTATACAAATCCTTCATCATCGTTATGACCAAAGATTTCTGTCGGATTCTATACAAATCCTTCATCATCGTTATGACCAAAGATTTCTGTCGGATTATTCTGGCTCCGCGTCATCCTCCGCAGGCTCGCTCTCGATCGGTGTTTCGGTGATCGTCTCATCATCGTTGACGATCTGCTCGTCTGGTATTGGGCTCTCCTGTTCCATCGTTGTTTTAGTTTTAAAGGTGATATTAATCCTCAGCTTTCGGCTGAGTTGTATACACGTTAATTATCGGGGCTGCTGCCTGACCGTCTGGCGTCGTCTGCGCGACTTTCTCCGGCGCGTTATACCCCAGCATCCTGCTAAGCTGCTCGATCGCTTTGGTCTTTTCCCAGAGCTTTACTTTTCTAACGGTGCCGATCGGCCTGCGATCATCGCCTCGGCCCAGGTACAACTCCTCGGCCTCGACCCCTGATACGACCCCCTTCATGTGATCGGGCCATAAATTCGGGGGTAAAATTGACCCTGTTTCGGGGTCGGTAATATCCTCGACCCTTGCGCCTGCGATCTCTCTTAAAATACTCAGCAAAGACTCCTTTGATACGTTCAATTTATCGGCTGTTTGATTGCGTAACTCCATTATAAAAGCCTGTACCTCCGGCTTTTTAAGGAGTTCCCAAGCCTGAGAGTGCGCGCTCTTTGGCGCGTACCCTGCTCTTATCGCTGCCCGCGTACCGTTAAAGTCGATTTGATACTCCTCGCAAAAACGAGTAATTTTTGGGGTCAATTTTCTCTTTTTTACCTCTTTCTTAGCCATATTCATACCTAAATTAGTACCTTTTTTCGATAAAATTCGATTTTTGCTTTCACCGCAGCCATCAAAGCGCTTTGACCGTCGGCTTTTCGGTAGATCGCTGCGCTGACCTCCTCGTCCATCGTACCGGCGCAAATCAGTTTGTAGATCATCACGGGCTTAGTCTGGCCCTGACGATCGAGACGCGCGTTAGCCTGCTGATAGAGCTCGAGTGACCAAGTAAGCCCGAACCAGACAATAATATTACCCCCAGCTTGTAAATTGAGCCCGTGCCCTGCGCTGGCTGGGTGAGCTATCATAAGCCTGACCTTTTTACTGTTCCAAGCTTTGATATCCTCCGAGGTCTTGAGCTCTCTTGCGTGCTTAAAGCGCTCGAGTATACGCTGCTTATCGTGAATATAAGAGTAAAACACGAGGACCGGCTGATCTCCGGCCTCCTCGATGATATCGCTCAGCGCGTCGAGCTTTTGATCGTGCTCTAAGTGTACCGCTCTATTTTCATCGTACAAAGCCCCGTTAGAGAATTGCAAGAGCTTAGTCGTAAGGGCCGCAGCGTTAAGGGCCGAGATATCGGCGCTCGCCATCTCGAGAACTTTCTCCTTTTCAAAGACCTTATACCTCTGCAGGGTCGCCGGCTCGAGGTTTATCCTGATCGTGTGCTCGAGTCTGCCTGGCAGCTCGAGATAGTCATCGGCTTTCATCGAGATACAGATATCGCCGATCTTATCGTATATCTCCTTTTCTGATCCTTTGCGTACTTTATAGCTCTGGATATGTTGGCCGAAAATCTTATCGGCGCTCAGGTAAGCCTCACGAAAGGCCCCGATCGTCTTGCCCAGACGCTCACCCTGATCGAGGAGATATATCTGCGGCCAGAGATCCTGCAGGCCGTTAGGCGCAGGTGTACCGGTCAGACCGACGACTCTTTTGATCAACGGCCTCACGATCCTCAGCGACCGAAAGCGCTGACTCTGGTTATCCTTAAAGCTGCTCAGCTCATCGATAACAACCATATCAAAGGGAAAGGCCGTCATATAGTGCTTGACGATCCACGCGACATTATCGCGACCTATGACGTAAATATCAGCCTTTCTCTTTAAGCAGGCGACTCTCTGCGCTGGGTCGCCTTTGACGACCTCGAGGCGCAGGTGAGAGAGGTGAGTCCACTTTTTGACCTCCTCGGGCCAGACGTTCAAAGCGACGGTTTTCGGCGCGATCACCAGCACCTTACCGACCTCGAGGTCCTCGTATATGAGGCGAGAAATCGCGGTAAGGGTTGCGACTGTTTTCCCTAAGCCCATCTCGAGAAAAAGGCCGCTGTACTTGTTTGCGACGATATGATCGGTCGCGTGGTCCTGATATTTATGCGGTAAGTATTGCATTAATAAAGTTGTTTAAAGTTAGTTCATCTTTGACGACCCAGACCCTTACTTTGCGGGCCTCGATCATCCTGTGTACTGCTTTTTGAACCGGCGAGGGCTCACCGTCTGGCCTTTTCAGCTCGACGAGGTAAAGCCTGCCCTCAAAGATCACAAGCCTGTCTGGGACCCCTCGAGTACCTGGGCTCGTGAACTTAAAACACAGCCCGCCCAGCCTCGTGACCTGACATTTTAGCCGCTTTTCGATATCTTTTTCTCTTTCCATATTTTAGCGCTATCGGCATCCTTTTTGGCATCCCATAACATTTTGATTTTATGATACTTATCTAAAAAGATGCCGCAATGCCGCAAAAAACGTCGATTTCCTTAGAGTAGATATATCGATGTTATGGCTTTTATGTAGTTATATAGCTTCATATTATTATCATAACTTACTAATACCCTTATACCCCTTTTTTATCTATTTATCGGCATCTATTTATATAAAATACTAATACTAAGAGCTTTTGAGGATGCCGGTAAGGGATGCCGGTAAGGGATGCCGCAAATTATTTTTCGTTTGCGGCATCTCTGACGTACACCCTTATCATATTACCCTCTCTCTTTACTTTTCTCTCCGATAAGTGCCATCCTGTCATCTTTACCATAGCAAAGGCGATCCTCTTACCGATACCCGACGAGAAACTCTTACGATCACCCCCGAGGCACTCAAGCCAGATATCGCGCGCTGTCGCCTCATCGCGCGGCGCGCTGCCCTTT